ACATCAAGCGTAACGGTGTTTGTGCCGTTGGCAAGATTAACAACTGTATTTGGGCCTTGGGAATAGAAGCCAGCCATTGAACGGACTGGGCCTTGAAACGTAGTGCGTGCCATGATTTTTTCCTTACATGTAAGTGAGCGCATCTGTCTACATGTCGTCAGCCGGGACTGTCAGATGCACCGGAAAACCCCGGAATGGTTTGAATATACCTCAAAAGAAAAGGGGACGCTAGTCCCCTTTTCTCAAGTCGCTTACGCGCCTGCTGAACCCCACATACCGAGAGGATCAGACCAGCCAAAGCTGTAACGCTCACGAGCTTTGTAACGGACGTTGCCGGTATCAAAGTCGCCGTCCATTGAGTTGGACAAAGGCATACGTTCAAAGTGCTTCATGCCGTTTGGAACGTCGGTAATCAAATACCAGCCGTTTGTGTCGGTCAAGAAGTGGTTGACGGTGTAGCCTTCAGGAATTGCACCCATCTGCTTCAACGCGTTGATGTCGTTGTCAGCAGTAGAGACACGCAGTTCAGTGTCAAGCAAACGCTTGGCAACAAACATAAGTGACGGAGGCACAATCATTTTGCGAGGCTTGGCGGCAATCAACAGACCACGCTCATCAGTCCACGCTGCAATTTGAATTACGGCATTTTCCAAAGAAGTTTCGTTTAAGTCCACGCCAGTGGTGGGGCTGTTGAAGTTAACAGAACCGTTTACCAAGGGGTGGCCAACACGAGTGCTGGAGCTGTTGTTACCGAACAAAGTAACGCCATCACCGCCCAAGTATGAACCGTTGAAACCGTTATTGATAACGGAAGCGGCTTTGACTTGCTTGGTATAGGACATGGCACGGGCCAAGGCTTTGGTGTAGCGAGCAGACAAGCTGTCGTACAAATTGTCTTCAATCGCCTCTTCAGTGATTGAGAAACCCAAGGCAATGGTTTCGTGGTTGTAACGTGCTGTGAACGCTTCTTGTGCATTGTCATAAGCGATGGCAGAACCTTCGTTTTTGACGGGAGCAGCACCGAAACCAGCAAGTTTGGTTTCTTCTTCAAAGCTACGCTCAGATTTCTCTGTTTCGTAGATTTCTTTGTGCTCTTCACCATAGCGTGCGTATTCCATACCGAACAAAGCGTTCAGGCCGGGGAGCAACTCTTTAAGTAGTTGTGCGCGTGAAATTGCCATTTTGAGTTACTCCTTACAGGCCAACAGCGTTGGTGAATGTGTGATAGCCGGGGTTAATTTTGACAAGGATGTCTGTGTAAGCGTCGCCTACAGTCGAGAAGCCTTGCATATTAACGAACCCAACAACACGGAAAGCTGCGGTAGTAGTCACAGCAGAGGAACCGGCTACGACAGAAGCCGTAGAGTTACCTGTTGATGTGCTGCCTGTTGCCACAGCGCTGGTTGTGAAAAACACGTTTGCGCCCAGTGCAGCTTGTGTAACAGAGCCAGCGGACTGAACTTGGAACACAACACCGGGATCATCCACAACATAGGCGTTAATCACACCAGTTGTACCTGTGGGGTAGTACTGTGCATAAATTACTTGGCCTTGTGCGTTGATGTAAGAACAGCCAACAAACACACCTACGATACCGGTATTAGCGGTGCCAGTAGGAAAGCCATTGGTGGTCGCGTCAGCGCCGGTTGCAGTTGCCACAGCCAAATAGCCAGACGCATTCACATACACGGGTGAGCCGTTGTAAATGTTTGAGGCAGTTCCTGCGGGGTCGATGAGATAAGAACGGGTCGCACCTGCGTATGGTGTGCCGCCCAACTCATTTACGGGTTTTAGACCGTAAGGGGATGCTACTGATGCCATTTAAGGACTCCTTGTTTATTTAGAACCTGAACCAAACCCAGTTCCGCGACTGACTGACGATTTTTTCTCGGCAAACAGCGGCATCATCGGATTGTTGTTTCGCATGAAGTGGTTGTCCACTGATTCCATCTGGTTCTGAGCTTGTGCGTCATAGTAGTCGTCCCGAGAACGTGCTCTTTCGGCGGACATCTTGCAAAGCATGAGGCCACCAATTTCTACGTTTCCTGTTTTTTCACTACCAGTAATCATTAACTCAGGATGGTCTACTGCTTTCACCGGCTCCCAGCCATCGCGAAACTTACGTGACACGTTGGTTGGTTCGTGCTGACCCAAGACATGTGTGGCTACCCAACGGTAGACATATCCGGGTTCAGGTGTCGGATCGGGCAGCGCAGTCGGCGGTACGTATACAGCACGGGCCTGCTTTTCGCGTGACACATTGTCACGAGGGGTACGGTTTTCAGCCATTTTGATTCTCCAGTTTTAAAACTTCAGCGACATATTTTTTCGGGTCAAGGTTGTACTTTTTAATTAACGCAGCTTGCGACGGCGTTAACTGTATCTTCCTTGTTCCAGTCGAACGTGATGCAGGTGCAACCACGGATGAAGGTCGCCTTGGAGTCTCAACCGACCTTGGCTTGTCTTCGTTTCCTCCGAAAACTTCAGGGAACTTTGACTTCACGCGAGCATCAATTTGCTCGAAATAATCATCGGAGCGAGGATCAACTCCGTTGTTGACTAGTTTTTGATGCAGCCCTAGTGCAAAGCTGGTAACTTCCTCGAACCCGTCTGTGCCAAACCACTGGTTTTTTGCTTGCCAGCGCAAGGTTTTTTCGTCAGCACGCACCGGTTCGGGTGCTTGTTGTCGCGGTTGTACATCAAAATTTTCTTCTTGTAAAGCAGGTGGACGAAAATTTTGTGCATTTTGCAACTTTATTTTTGCTTCAAACAGCTTTTCCTGCGCCGCAATGATTGCGTCCGTGTCAAACGCCTCTTGTGCGGCCTTGTACTCTTGCCGAGCTTTGTCCAACTCCGCCTCGGCAGCGGTCTTGGCCATTGTGGTGTACTGCTCTGTACCAGTGCTGACGTACTGTTTGAGTTTTTTGTTTTCCTCAACATAGTGCTGTGCAAGACGCTCAAGTTCTTGCTTCTCTCTCAAAAGAGACTCTTTGGCACGGCGTTCGTCGTGGCGGGCATGGGTCAGCTCTTTGATGCGTTTTTGGGCACCTTGGGTGTATGACTCAATTTCGTCGTCTGTCGGGTCTTCTACTTCCCGATCAAGGGGGCGACGACCACGATCCTTTTCAGGGGTGTCATCGACAATCTCAATTTCGACATCATCATTGGTTTCAATCTCAACCTTCTGGTTCTTGTCGTCCTCAAGTTCGTCGGGGAACTTGTATTGCTCTGCCATATTTGCTCCTTTAAGCGCGGGTTAGCCCACGAGGGTCTTGCACAACAGCGTCCACTTGGTCATCGTTGATGAGCCGGAACTCTTTTCCAAAAATCTTGAACCGTGTACCAGAATAGGTACGCACGAGTACGAAGTCACCTACCCCGCACCACGCGCCTGCGGGGAACTTGGTCTGGTCTTTGTACGCGTCTGGGCCGACCTTGAGCACAAACAGAACAGTTGTGGCGTGTTCTTCTTGGCGTAGGGTGGATGTGGCTTTCACAAGATCAAGCTCTGTACCGTCAATCTTTTCAGAGATGTCGGGCACTGCACACAGCAGCTTCCAGCCTGTTGGCTCTGGCAGCATGGTGGCTTTCTCTTCGTTTGTTGCGTCATCTGCGGGTGCATCGACGGGCTGAATTGCTTCAGGCAGGGCATACTGCCCCGGTTCTAGAACGGTGTCATTCATCGGATTCTTCAACTTTCTGTGCAAGGTCAAGTAGATAACGCTCTGCAAGGGCTAGACCCTGAATAATCCCGCAAAGTTTTTGATACTCTTCAAAGTTGCGACATGCCCCACCAGCGCAGTCGTCTGCGTAGTTGTTCATATCGGTGCGTAATTTTTCGCGCAATACGCGTGCGAATTCTGAAATCATTTAGTCGGCTTCTCCTTTGGTTGGTTGCGTTGCTGCATCTGCATTTGCTCGCGCTTTGTCTTTATGTCCCCAGCTTTTGCAAATGCAGTTATCTCGGCATTTTGTTTTTGTAGTTTGAGTTGGCCAGCCTTGTTCATGGCATCCACTTCCAACCGCTTGTTCTCAAGGCTGAGCTTGCCCTCGACTTCTTGTCTCTTGAGCTGCAATTCCTGCATCTTGATCTGCAACTCTTGCTGCTGCATCTGGATCAGCGGGTCTTGTTGCTGTTGCTGCGCTTGTTTCTGCGCAGCCATCGCTTGACTTTGCTGGAGCACTTGCTGTGCGGCTTGAGCCATCATTCCTGAGAGTTGTGTTTCCATCTCTGGCGGCAGCTTCTCATCTTCCGGTGGCAGGGGCATACCCAACTGCTGCTCAATCTTCTGACGGTAGGCAAAGCCAACGTGCTCAGCAACGTGGGCCATCATTGCCGCTTGAATCTGCGGAGCTTTGGGGTTCTGTCCGACCAACTCCATGACGATTGGGTCTTGCATCGCCATCATGTGCACTTGAATGTGTGACTGGTGATCTTGGTAGAAGAACGCTTTGAGTGGCTCCAAACGCAGAGCGGCCATGTTCTCAGACACAGGGTCTTTCGGTTTCTGGTCGTCTGGCAGGGGCACGAGCTTGTCGGCATCCTTGATACCCAACACCGCCAGCATTTGTCTGTGAAGCTGGGGCAAGTCGTAAATGTCTGGAGCCATCTGTGCCATCTGGATCACAGCTTGGTACTGCACAACGCGTTGGCTCATGGTTGCTGCGTTGGGGTCGCTCACAGGGATGATGTCTACATGGTCGTAGTCAGCAGCCTTGGCTTTACGCGGTGCGTCGATGGGGTCGTAGTCGTACGAAGGGTCTGTGTAGTCGCGGATGATTGCGGCCAGCAGACGCAGTTCTTGTTTGAACGTGTAGTGCAGACGGGCTTGCACGGCGCTCATGACTTTGAGCTGGCGCTCCAAAAGAGCCAGTGTGGTGCCCACGGGCGCTTGGGCAGACATGTCCGACACCTTCATGTCGGCAGTGGCGGCAAACCTGCGGCCTTCCTCCACGATCTTGTCCATCAACCCAGCCAACACCATGCTTGGTTCTTTGTATGGCAGGGGCAGGATGCTGTCTCTCAGTGCACCTGAGCCAATATCTACGTCGCGCCATTCTCCGGGTGCGATTGGTGTGTCGTCACCTTTGATGCGCATGCCACGGGATTTGAGTCCCCCGGGGAGGTTTGAGAGAGTACCCGCGTCAATAAGCTGGCGCATGAGACTCGTGGCAGATTTGGCATACCCTCCAATGAGATGGAATAAGCCGAAGCCGTACGCTCCAAAACCCGGAATGTATTGGTAGTGAACAAAGTGTTGTCGTTTAAGTTCAAGTGGATCTTCCTGTTCCCAGTTTCTACGGATGGCCAGAACATCGTTCGAGCCTTTTATTAGGGTAACTACGTATGGTCTTGTAATACCTGTTGGCTCGCCATCGTCGTCTTTAAGTTCGTCGCCTTTGAGCACCAAGTCAACATGGCACTCATACAGCGTGTAACGGTCGTCGTTCAGGTCAGAGAACCCAGTCTCTTTGTCTTTGGCTTTCTTGATGTTGTCTTGGTCTTTGCTGGGATCAGGCAACTCAATGTCGCGGTAAAAACCTGCCTGTTGCAGCTTGATGATCTCGTTCTTGGTTTTGCGCATGACGTGCGTCAAGCGGTAGCAAGTGTCCAAGTCTGTCGTGCCGTACGGCAAGATGATATCTTCTGCCGGTATGAATATAGATACCTGACGGCCAATGTTGGGGTCGTAGTACACCTTCTTGAACGCCGAGCCAGTGGCTGGCAAACTCCACAGCATGCGCTCATGCTCGGGGCGGAACTCACGCATCACCTCTGTCAACTCGTAGTTCATGTCTTCTTGGACACGTACAGCGGCTTCTTGCTTCTCAGGCGTTTCCTTGCCCAGAATTTTTGTACGCACCGGGCCTTGGGCTGGGAATGTCTCGGTGATGGTCTCTGACTGGAAGCGCACCACGGCTTCGGTAATCATGGGGTGGAACACGCCAGACGCTCCGTTCCACGGCTCCGTGCGCTCTTCGTACTGAAGGCCCAACAGTTTCAAACCTTCGGTGTAGGCTTTCTCCCAGTCCTTGCGCGAATTCCTATCCTGCTCAATGTCACCGGCCAAGTCACCGGCCATCGACATGATGTCATCTTCGTCCAGCGTGTCGGCCAAGTTCTCGTTGAACTCGTCGTCTTTTCCGGGAACAATGCTCAGTTCCAAATCGCCAATTTCAATGTTGACCGCTTCTGGATCAACGATCTCGATCTCAATCGGTTCTTCGTCTTGCGCCAGCTCCCCGATACCTTGGGGTTGTTGAAACAGGGCTTTATCTATATTGGTGGCCATCATTTATCCTCAGTAGTACGCCGCAGTTCGGCGTTTGAAAAATCGGGGTTCATCTGGCTCATCCGTGTCAATCCTGATGAAGCCGCCTTGTCTGACTCGAAGCAGTGCTTGGGTGGTCGTGTCCACATAGTCATCGTTCTCCCCCACAGGGAAAGCCGCGACTTCCTCAATCACTTCGCGTGCCCAGCGTGTGTCCGGTGCCCATACCAAGCCAGACGCAAACATGTCGGCCACGGCGTTGACACGCACCATCTTATCGTTTCCACGGCTGGGTGTAAATTCTTGTACAGGGATGCCCATCGCCCGAAGCTCTTGGATCAGGGGGCCACCAGCGGCTTTCTTCTCCACGATGAACGCATCAGGCTCCCATTCCGTCCAGTGTTTGAATGCCGATTGTTTGAGTTCAGGGAACGCCATCCTGTCTTTGAACGCGTCCAGCAGTATGACCTGCGCTTTGCTATTCTCTTCCTCGTTGTAGAACACGCCCCACGTTGTGCATGCACTGTAGTCAGATGTGCTCTTTGTCTCGTGCGCCGTATCCCAGCTCTGGATGATGTACTCACAGTCAGGCGGTGTGTCGCTTGGCCAGATGCGCCAGTGCTTTCTGCTGATGATGGCAGCGGTGTCCGAGGTAGGCTGCTGCATGTACTGCGCGTTCCAGTACCGGGGATCCATTGAGGACTTGGCACTGAGCAACGCCTCCAGCGGCCACTGTTCTGGCCAGAGTGACTTCTCGTTATCCGTGTTCTCATTCAGTATGGCGGGCAGCTCCACAATCTCCCACTGAGGTGAGTCCGGGTTATTGACTTGATACTGGATAAGCCTGCCAGTCAAGTCCAGCGGCCCCCAACGTGTCATAACAACAATGATTCCTCCTCCCGGCATCAATCGCTGCAACGGGCCAGTCTGAAACCAAGACCATGCGGTGTCAAACGCTAGACGACTGTTTGCCTTTACATCCTG